CTCATCCATTTTGTCAACTCTGGACGGTAAGTAATTTCTTAAATACTCAACTTTCTCAGATTGATCCATTTCACGAACCTTAATCATAGCGTCAATTTCTAAATCCATCTCTTTCTTTAGGGCTACGCTTTGTGCTTTTGGATCGTACTCTCTAAACAGATGTCCTCCGTTTGCTTGATTGTCTGGGTGAGCGTTCATGAATTTGATGAGTGACGGCTTGTTGAATGGAACTTTTAGCTCTCCATTGTTAAAAACAATTTCAGAAACTTGAACGTCTCCTTTTTGCTCATCAACATAAATACTTTCTTGATTTGGGGAATATCTCAATGCTCTTGATCTCCCTAATTCACCTTCTTTTTTCCCTGGGATATACTCCTCAATAGGTTTTGCTGGTGTGTGGCGGTTTGCTATAGTGTTAGTCAAACCATACTTTCCTACGTACTCGTAGATTTTTACTCCGATTGCCATATTTGATTTAATTTAATTACAATAAAAAATAGAAGGGTGAAGAACTGGCCTCACCCTTCTTTGTATTTATTCTATCCTTTAAAAAGGAAGAAGTTGTTACGTCCCATCGTACAAAGAGCTCTTTCCGTAAGGAATTCAACGCTCATCGAATCGATGTTGTTTGTTCTTGCTCCTCCAGCAGAACCTAAGATGTAAGATTTGTATCTACGATCTTCGTGCTGTGATGTACGGTATTTTGTATGCAAGAATGGTTGAGTTGCGTGTTTACCTAGAATTTGATCATACACACTTGTCTCTCCTACAGGGATCAACACTCCGTTTACTTTGCCGCCTGTGATTCCTCCACGAAGAGTGAAATCGTTCAAGTACTTCCAGCTAGTCTTGTAGAAGTCATACTCACCTCTACGGAAGCTGTTGAATCCAAGATTCAAGGCCATTTGTTCTGAATTAGAGAACATTCCGTAAGAAGTTCCTCCTGCTCCGTAAGAGTTTTGATCAGCTAAGAAGTCATCCATATCAAGTGACATAGTTCTGTTAGCGTAAATCACATTCTCACGAATAGAACCTTGCTTGTCCATTCTTTTAACGATTGAATCCCAGTCTGCACGAGTTGTTGGGTTTCCTGCGTCCCAGATGTTACCACCATCTTCGATAGCTTCGAACATACCTTCAGTCCCAGCGTTGTTACCACCAGTGTTATCAGAAAGATACGTTTCGGCAGCTGAACCGTTCTCAGCAGAAACACCTTCGATCATACCCATTTCCATGTGGTCTTCGAAACGCTTACGTGTGTCGTGCTCTGATTTCATAAACCAGTAATATCCGTCAGCAGCTCCTTCTCCAGAGATGTTAACCCATCCGATTTGTGACATGTCAGAACCAGAAACTTCGTAGTGATCCTTGATGATGATCGGCTTGTTTTGGAAGAATTCCGTTTCAGCCTCATTTGATCCAACCATTCCAGAAGAACCTTTTCTGAATTCAGATCCGTAAACGAATGCTGATAATCCAGCTGATGCATTCATTCCTGCAGGTTGACCCCCAGCCTCGTACCATTCAACAACGAATGTACCAGTAGCAGGTGTAACAGATGAGATGATTGCTTTCCCTGAAACAGTTGAAGCGTTATCAGAGATAATAACTGTTTCGTCTTTTCTAAATACACAAGTACCACCTCCCGAAACAAATGTTGACGTTCCCGCCGCATCTGCTGTCGCAGTAGTTAAATCTTTGTAGATAGTGTGTAAACGTCCTTGCTCAGTCCATTTGATCTGATCAGAGTTTGTTGGGATTTCCGAACTAGTTAAACGCAATAAAGATGCGATAGTACGGTTTCCATAACGTTCGAATTCATCCGAGTAAATGTCTGGCAAATACTGATTTAAGAAATCGAAGTTAGTAATGTAGTTTGTAGGCAACACTGCAGTTGTATGCGATGGCGTTACCTGTGGTCCTGGTGATGCTAATAGAGCCATAATTTTTAATTTTTACTATTGTTTTTCTTTAGGTAGTGGTATTCTTACCTTGCTACCCCCTTGATTAACCGCAGTAACTTTAACTTCATTGTCTTTGCTTATTGATTGGTTTGCATTACGAGTCATTCTAATATTTTTAGACTCTTTTGCATTCGATTCAACAGCATCAGCGAAACCACTTTCGTAGGCTTGCTTGTAAAGTCCGTCTGGGTCATTTGCGGCGAACATTGCTTTATGGTAAGCTGCAGGGTCAATCAACGCTCCGTTCTCGTCTAAATGCTTATTGACGAAGTTTTGAGTGTTTGCTTGAAGATCTTTAACTTTTGAAACGTCTTCAATCTTATAAGTCACCTTCTTGTCTTCTCCTAAGTTAAATTCGAAACCTTCGAAATTATCAGAGAACACTTGGTTAGTGTCATTTTGAAAACGCGCTCGTTGTTGTTCGATCGCTTCCTGTCTTGCCGCAGCCTGTTCTTGACTGCTCTTCCATGCGTCGATGTTAGCTTGATCTTCTGCGGTCATTGAAGGTTTTCTTGACTCAAGAGAACCTTTGTATTCTTCACGCTTCTTATCGAAATAACTTCTAGCTTTGGATATTTCTTGTTTTTTATTGAGTTGCTTGCTTCGAATTTCCACGTCTTCAGCATCTTCGTCATACCCATAAGTCGTTTTTAGACTGAAAGATATGTCGTCTGATGTGAAGCTTGGATTCTGCTCTTTAATGAATTCTCTTAGAACTGTGTCGTCATCGTCGTTAGTTCTATCTCTGTTGATCTTGAAGTAGTCATCAATACTTCCGCCGGTTTCTTGGTGAAATTTATTAAATGCTGCTACTGGTTCGTCCAGTTCTACTTCTCTCGCTTGTTGTTGCGTGAAAGCTTCATCCATCGAAGAGAAGTTAGCTCCTCTTTTGTTGTTAATATATGAAAGAACGACATCGTCTGAGAGTTCTACCTCTCTATTTTGCGTTGCTTCAGCGGCTAATCTTGCCTCTTCTGCAATTTCTTTTTCTGTTTTTTCACCTCCTGGATTCTCTTCAGAGGCGTCTTTTCTTGCTTGTTCAGCTGCAGCTGCAGCGTCTCTTGCTTGCTGTTCTTGCTCTTGTTGAGACAATTCTTCAGCGTTTACTAGTGTAACTCCCATTCTATTTGATTTAATTTAATTGTTACAAATTTAACTCTTTATTTTAAATAAGTTGCTCAACCCCTCCGCTATCTGTAACATCTAAGCCACTTTCGAAATTTGTAGGTAATTGATGAGTTTGTGCTTGTTGTTTCATTTTTGACTGTTGTGTAGCCTGTATCTTAGTTCGGTAATCTTTTCGATCTTCTTTTTCTGTCTCACGCTTCATGAGCTCGTTTGATGTAACTGTTGCTAGCTCCATCTCGTAAGCATGTTTCTCAGCCATCAATCTAGATTGTAATTCAGCCTCTTTCTCTAGTGCTGCTATCTTACCTTGACTTGAAGCGTTAACTACTGCTATCTTTGTTTGAGCTTCGGCCTGAAGTTCTAATTGCTTTGCTTCAGCAGCAGCAGCTTGAGACTGATTGTTGTATGCTGCTTGTTGTTCGGCTTTCTGTTCTTCTAGATCGATATCAGCCTGTCGTTTCTGCTTTTGTTTAAGTTTTAATAATTCATTAGCTAGTTTGATGTTTCTAGTTTCACGAATGTCCATTGCGTCTGGGAGCTCGATTTTTCCCTTGTCTAGAGCTGTTGTTATGTTGCTTTCAAGCTGAGCTTTTTCTTCTTCATCAGGAGCAACCTCAATGAATATACCAAATGAATGCAAGTAAAGATTTTTAATCTCTTCAAGCATAGCAACATTGTATTTACCGATCTGATTAGCTAACTCTTCCTTGTCGTCTGAATATTCTAACACATCAGATATTCTAACAGATAAAGACTCAGATAAATCCTTAACCATGTAAAGACCTGCATCTTTTATGTGTCTAGTGGCTACATTTGAGTTTAATGCTGCTAACTTTTGTAGACCTACCAGAGCATCCTTGTCAGGAGTAGATGCATCACGCGCCTCATTAAGACCGGTAACGTCTCTAATCATGTTTAAGTAGTGATTGTAGTTCTGGATTAGACTGGTCATTTTTGTTTGGCCGCTACTGTGATTGAGCTCTACTATAGGTGATTTTGCCTGGTTATAATCGCCGTCAGAAGTATAACTCCTACCAACAACACTACCTGTAGCCATATACATATCCACAGCGTCTTGAGGAGTATATCTACCTCCGTTACCTAGACTTATATCGGCAAAGCCATCAGCATCTAAGAAAATACCATCTGGCACAACTTTAGCTTGTACTTGCTGCATTTTTAAGTGCGTGAGCTGGATCATATCCACAAACGGAATCATTCTCTCTAGGATTGATCTAACTCTTCCTTTGTACGTTCTAGGGGCTACAGCTACATAATTTGAACGTACCTGTTGGAATGTAGAATCAGGTTTCACCATATTCTCCATTAGCTCCCATTTTATAAGCTCATTAGTACCGAGTACCATGACTCCATCATACCATACATCATCCTTTTTCTCTAGCTTTTCGAATGGCGCGTCTATATCTTCAGGAGGCATGAAATTCTCGTCTCTCCTGATAACTCTGCTTCCGCCATTAGATAAATTCTTCTTTTTATGTATGAATTTTTTATCAGTCTTGTAGTTGAAGTACATCAATGTAACAGTGTCACGTTGAAAGATGTCATTATGATATGGATTTCCGACTCTGTACTCATCAGCCCAAGAGCTTGATAGTTTTGATATTCTTTGTATGTCCTCGTCTGTAAGGTTTGGGTTAATGTTTTTTAACTCCAGAATTGGAACTTGCTTAACCTCTCCCCAATAGAACACGTCCTTAAAGTAAGGATCTTCCGTGTAGCTGTATATCAGATTGGCAACATCTACATATTCGATCTTAATTCCTTCTGAATACGAATATCTATGTTTCACAGCTCCGATACCGCATGTTGTAACGTCATAATTAAACTTCCAACGAATAGTATCGTTAAAGTCATTCATATCCATTACGGTAGTGATGGCCGTCTCTTCAGCTATTTCTATTGCTGGTTTGTACTTCAGCTGCATATGCAATTGAAGTTCTTGGTCGTTTACTGGTAGGTCGTCTTTAGGTACATTAAAAGCATCAATACCGAACTCGTCTAAAGTTTGAGTTAAGAACGGTTCAGCGATCATGTCCATTTCTATATTCTTCTGATACGAGTTTCTTTTCTCAGCTGAGCCAGCATCTTGAGAATAAGCTCTTGGCGTGAACATCTTTTCAGACATTCCGTTCACTACGATGTCTACAAATTTCTCAGCTATAGGTACAGGGGTCCAGTCTAGGTTTAATTTAGAATTGTCCCCATTGATGGCCATCCTATCCTTATACTTCCCTATAGGCTGTTCTCCTCTTGCGTATA